TGGTGTGTCAACCAGCGCCACATCTTAGCCTCGTAGGTCGGGTGAAACTTGATGCCGTCAAAATTCTCACCGGTAAAGTGGTCACTGTACTTGCTGTAGCCGCTATCGTGTAGGCTATAGTGCTTCCACTTGAACGGCAGCTTATCAACGTCCACGCCGATGTAGGCGAGGCGCTGACGCATCCAACCGCGTTTGTCAGGACCAATACCTATGGTGAACAGTTCCTCAATGTTGTGCGAGTCGCGGCTCAAGCCGAGCATGATGCTCGTCAGCGAGTTACAAGACCCAGCAGGGGCGATGAGCCGCTTGACTTCAGGCGGTATGTTGGTCGTCTGATGAGCGCCGACCTCGTGAAACTTACGCACATCATCCTCAGGGTAGCGGTCATGCGGCACAGTAATACCGTACTCAACTACGAGCGACGTCGGCTGCGTCAGGTCAACAACTTTACGTTGCAGGATAGGGTTGTACGGACCAGAAGCGAACTCAAACTCAGCATCAAAGCCGTAGGCAATGCGAGGGTTCTCATGACGCAACACCGTCTCAGGCTTGCTATAGACGATCTGCCGAGCACGCAACCCGTAATGTGCACCGACAATAGCGCTCATGCTCAGCTGAGGGGACTGAATGCTAGCGCCAGTGACAATGTGGGTCTTACCCTGACGAAACTTGTTGACGTACCAGATGAGCTGGCGCATCTTTGAGCCGTTCGGACCACTGTAGCCGAGCGGGGCAAAGTAGTCATCACGTTTGAACCACATACCTTTGCGGTTCTCCCATGGCGTCTGAGTGCCGAGGTGTTGCTCCCACTTGACCAAGTTACGGTCAATAGCTAACTCAGGAAATACTGTGTTCATTCTGAATCCTCCCGTGCGAATACTGCATAACCGGCGTCCTCAGGGAAAACCGCTCCGTGTGACATGACCAAGTTAGCGTCAATCACCGCGTTAAAACCATCAACTGGGCAAATGCGGAACGTGAGGTCACCTGTCTCAGTCCTCACAGCCGCGATGCCCACGATACCTTTGCCAGTGGTGAACCACTTGACATCCGCCAATACAGGCGCGTTCTCGTTCATTTCTTGACTCCTTTAATGTTAACCAGCATGAAGCTGCGTGCGTTGATTTCAATGATCTTCTGCTCACCGACCTTAGCGGCGGCGTAGAGCTGGGCAGTCAGGCGGTCTTGTTGAGCGCTAGTCAGCCAGTGTGTGTTTGCGAGCCACATCTGATAGGCATTCTTCCAAGTCTCACCCGTGTTCACGCAAATGATCGTGCGGTCGAGCTTGAGAGATTCCTTCATGACGGGGCGGGTAGAGGTGTCAACCAATTGCTTAATCACTTTGCTAGTAGGTACAGGGGAGAGCAAGCTCTCAAAAACCTCAGCACAACGCCTCTCGGCGGTTTTGCGGTCGCTAAAGCGCTTGACCGGCGTAGTGCTGTGGCGGTTGAAAAACGACACCAACTGGGGAGTCGTCATGCTGGAAAAGTTTACTGTATTCATTTCAAATCTCCAAGGAAAATTAAGTGTTCCAATGACGCGCAGCGCACGTGCTCTTGAGGTTGTTGTAGTCGGTGTGCACCTTGTTTTTGAGGCGGTCGCAATAGGCGGCTTCCTCAATCAGTGCGTCTTCGTAATCAAATGTCCCGACCGCGCCGAACGCGATCAGGATGAGTAGAAATATGATGCGTGATACCATGCAGGTTCTCCAGTTATTGAGTTATTACCAGCCGAATTTATCGGCGCAGATTGGACCAATACCGCGAGCAACGCTCTCAGGGTTAGTCAGCTCTCGGTTGCAAATGCAGCAGTGACCGGTCAGGTGACCGTAAGCCTCAGCTGCGCCTACAGGGTCGTTGATCAAAGCTACGACCTTCTGTTCTTGCTCGGTGCCACACTCACGCACTTTCATAAAGCGACCATTAGCCACTTTACCGAGGTACGCGCCGTACTCAGTAACGTAGAGTGCGCCAGGATTCTTGCTGTTCTCGCCAGCGGGTTTGATGACCATCTCGCCCATGGTGATGCGTGGCCACTTGAGACCTTTAGCCTTGGCGTTGCGGAATGACTGTTCAAGACGCTCAGAGGTAACCTCTGGCGCTGCGGCTTCGCGCTCAGCACGTTCCTTAGCCCATTGCTGTTTACGCTCTGCAGACTTCTGAGCGAGGCGTTGAACAGTTTCCATCTGACGCTCAGTCAGGTCGCCATACGCGTAGACAGCATCAACCATAGACTGAGCAAACTCAAAGCTGGCAGCAGACTCCTTCATCCACTCGGCTTCAACGGGATGAGTTACGAACCACTGCTCAGCACGCTCGCGGAGTTCAGCTTCTTTTTTCGCCTTAGCGCGAGCGGCGGCTTCGCGAGCCTTAGCACGCTCGTCAGCAGGGGTCTTGAACAGCTTGAAGCCAGCGCCGTTGCACATGGTGCAGCGCATGTCGCCGGTGCAGTCGCCAAAGCCCTTCCAGCGACCATCGCCGCCGCACTTAGAGCAGGTGTCACGATAGCCCTGCTCGACTTCTACTGAGTTGTGAATTGTGTTCATGATTAGTTATCCAGTTATTAAAGGGAGAATTGAGGTTGCTCAACAGTCATCTCGTAGCCTAAGTCAACGAGCTTGTGGAGGGCGGCGTTAGTGAAGGTTTTAGTACCGATCAGCTCAGCGAGCTTTTTAGAAGTCTCGCAAGCAGGATAAACCACGGTAGTACCGTAGTTCTTAGTTACGCGGATGATGATTTGTTGAGTCATGTGAGTTCTCCAGTTATTGAGTTATTGAGGGGTGATTAGAAAACGAAGAAGCCTGTGCAGTAACCGATGTAGCCGCCAGTGCTTGATGAGCGCTGGATCAGCTCGGTCATGTTGACCGCACCAACCCAACGACCCCACGCCTCGTTATAGATGACAACGTACTGAGCGGGACGAGCTTCAACGCCGCGCTCTTTGTGGAAGTAGTTAGCGGCGTCTTGCGCCATTTGAGCGGTAGCCTTCTCAGCGGCGGCTTCAGTAGCGTAGCTCTTGCAAGGATTCTTGTTAGTAGCGCGGTACTCTTCGATGCGAGCGATGATTGTTTTGTTGATGTTCATAGCGAGTTCTCCAGTTATTAAGTTATCATGGTCAGCACCTTGCCAGCCAATGAATGAATTATAGGTTGAATATTTTTGAAACGCCAAGCGATATTTTTAATGACCCTTCACCGCAGTTGGTTATTAGCCGTTTCCCCTATAAACATTAGGCTTCCGGAGTGGGTGATTCAATGCCGGCAAAAATAAATTTTTCAAAGAGTTTGCCTTTTCAAAAAATCTCAGGCATAATTCGCAGTGATAACGTATAACTGGAGCACTTGATGCGATTAAGATTTTACCAGCAAGAAGCCTACGACGCCGCTATAGCGTCGCTAGAGGCAGAACACCATCCGGTGCTTCAACTTGCTACCGGCACGGGCAAGTCCCTCATCATTGCCGCCTTAGCGGAACACTATAGGCAAACCGACCGCCGCGTCTGGGCGCTCACTCACGTTCAACAGCTGGTCGAGCAAAACGCCGCTACCTATGAGCGCTATAGTGGAGTCGACCCAGGAATAGTGTGCGCCGGACTCAAGCGCAAAGACCGCTTTGAGCCGGTCACCTTTGGCACCATTCAAACCATGCTTAACGTGCAGATTGAAATGGAGCCGCCTGACCTCATCATTATTGACGAAGCCCACCGCGTCCCGCACAACAGGGGCGAGCGTTCGCTCTATGAGTCAGTGCTGAGCCGTTACCCTAATGCGGGGCGCGTAGCTATGACTGCGACGCCGTGGCGCATGGACAACGGGGTCATCCACGGGGAAGGCGATCAGTTCTGGTTTGATCAACTCAGCTATAGCTATACCGTACCCCGCGCCGTTGGGGATGGTTACCTCTGCCCGCTAGTCGGCGTTGAGACCGCCGTGCAGCTTGACCTCGAGGGCGCACGCAAGGCTAACGGCGACTTCGTGATGACTGACGTTGACAGCCGTGAGGACGTGGTATGGCTACGTGCCGTGGCGCGTTCCCTGCCTGAGCTAACCGCCGCTCGTAAGCACATCGCGGTTTACTGCCCGACGATTGACGCTGCTGAGCGAGCCGCCGAAGTCATTGCGGTTGAGACCGGCTGGACGACCGACGTCATGGCAGGGTCAATCACCCGTGACGAGCGCAGTGACTCGTTACGCAGGTTCAAGTCAGGTGAGACCCGCGTGCTCTGCTCGGTTGATATGATTACCACCGGCTTTGACTTCCCCGCGCTGGATTGCATTGTGTGCCTGAGGCCAACTCTCTCCTCCTCTCTATGGGTTCAGATTCAGGGTCGGGGCACGCGCCTAGCTGATGGCAAAAAGAACTGCCTCATACTTGACTTCGTAGGTAACCTGCAAAGGTTAGGCGGCGTGGATATGTATGAGAGCTTCTTCAAAGAAGACTCGAAGGAACTGGTTGAAGCCATCCCCGCAAAAGAACGCGCCCTGCGTGAGCGGGCAAAGGTGGTCGGCGCTCACCGGCTCTTACCGATTGACCCAATGACCGGTCAGGTCGCATTGGACGGTTCTGTCCTCAAAATGCATGTTGAATCAACAAGCACGGTCGCAATCCGCACACGGCGTAACCCTGACACGCCAGTCCTCCTCGTCAACTATAACTGCGTCAGCGATGAAGGCATCAAGATTCGCGGAACCAACTTCATCAACACCGAAACCCCAGACCGGAAGACTCTGAAGTTTTTCGATTCGCGGCAGCTTGCGGTAAACTTACCTTCCCCCGCAGACAACCTTACGTGGCAAATGAAAGGCGCTCGTGTACCTGAATCAGTTTACGTGCGCCGGTCTGGTCAATACTGGAACGTGCTTGAGGAATTCTTTTACGGAGAGACAGAACAATGACCAGTAAGACGCCCAAGCATGTCTGGGCAGTAGACAATAAAGCACCAGCGACGCTTGACTACGCGCTGGCTTACGCAAAGCTCGGTTGGTACGTGTTGCCCGTGTGGTCGGTTGACTCGCATGGTCAATGCCGTTGCGGTCGCCCTAACACTGAGAAAGGTCACAAGGCGGGCAAGCACCCTCAATCTGACTTAGTTCCGCATGGGCATCAGGACGCAACTGTTGATGAACAAATCATCAAAGACTGGTGGGCAACTGATCCTGATGCGGGCATCGGCATTTCCCTAGCTGAGTCGGGTCTGCTGGCGCTGGACATTGACCCGCAGAACGGCGGTGTTGACTCGCTCGCACAACTTGAAGCTGAACACGGCGTCATGCACTCCGACTGTACGGCAGTGACTCAAGGCGGCGGGGAGCATAGGCTGTTCACCGCTGATGAGGACATGACGTATCCTGGCACACTCGGCAAAGGTCTTGACCTAAAGCATCACGGCTACATCTGCGTCGCGCCCACGCTCGGACCCTCCGGAGATTATAAGTGGCAGCAGGGGCGCTCGCCGCTCAGTCAAACCCGTCCGGCAAAGCCCTCACCCTTGCCTCAGCTGATAGCTAGTAAGGCACGACCTCCGGTCAATTATAGCCTCACTGAGCGCGGCGGTGTTCCGGTGGCAACCGCTCAGACGTTTGATGACCTGCGCTCGGCGCTCAAACACGTTGACGCTGATGACTACACAACGTGGGTCAACGTCGGTATGGTGCTCAAACCTTACGGCGAGAACGGCTACAAGATTTGGACCGAGTGGGCGTCAACCAGCGATAAGTTTGATGCCTCAGCTCAACGGCGTAAGTGGGAGCGGGACATCAGCACCCCGCACTCAATCACTTACCGCTCAATCTTCCGCATGGCGATTGATAACGGCTGGGCGGGTAACTCTAATCAAGTCCCGCCACAAGCCGCTACTACGCCGGACGGCAAGCCTGAAGTTCACCCGCTAAGCCTGAAGAACTCAGTCGCATCGGGCGCGGGTGAGGTCAATGTCTTTGAGTACGTGTATGAGGACTTCATGTCAACCGGTGTCAACGTAGTCGCCGGTGCTCCTGGGGTCGGTAAGACAACCCTGATCGTACCTATGGCGTTAGCCACTGCGCACCTCTGCCCGCATGACTATACGCTCAAGCCCGCCGTAAGGCGCAACGTCATCATCATAACCGAGTCAGTCGTGCAAGTTCAACGGGTCATTTACTCGCTGTACTCTTGGGGCTACACCGGCATGCAGACGCGTGACTTTGATGAGCGAGTGCGGGTCATCAACGCGCAAAGGTTAGACCCGAAGATCGTAGCTCAAGTAGCTGAGGAGTACAAAGAATGGACGGTGGACAATGAGAAAGCTGATGGTACGTATCACGCGGCGCTGCCTCTGGTGGTGTTTGACACTGCAAACGCGGTATTTGATTTGGAAAACGAGAACGACAATGCTGAAGTCGGGCGGGCAATGGCGTACATCAAACAAGCCTTCGCGACCTTCCCTATAATCATCGTCAGTCACACGGCAAAGGCGCTCGGCTCGTCAGAGTCGGACTTCCTGTCACCCCGTGGTGCGTCAGCGTGGACGGGTGATGCGCAAGGTGTGTACACTGTGTTCAAAGACGGGGAACATGCCGACGCGCCCCGTGTGCTCAAAGCGACAAAGGTCAGGTTCCCCACGGCGTTTGCTGAACTCACCTTTGACCTTGTGTCAAACCGCGAGCAACATAAAGACGTGTTGGGCTACGACAAAGAGATCTGGTTTAGCCACTCAGTCGCCCGTCCTCTCAAAGCAGGAGAGCGCACCCAGATGAAAGAAGATCGTAAGGAACAAAAAGAGCAGGAGCAGTGGTCAAAGATATGTGATGACATAATTGACCTTGTGCGCAAAGACGCGGGCAAGAGCCGCTCCTACTACGAACGCTTGCCCGTGGCACAGGGCGGCGTCAAAGCATCTCAAGAGCGCAAAGAACGAGCCGTGACCAGCTTGCTGAACGACGGATCGCTTGAGCGCATTGAGTTAGAGAAGCCGCAGGGACGAGCCAACCACTACCTGCGTGTGAATGAAGACGTGGTTGCCGCAATCGAACGCGGTAAGTTCGGCATTTAATAGAGGATAACTTAGAAATGAAAAAGACAATACCTTGGGTTCCCGTGGGTCACCCTGACTTCAAGTGGACAACCGGCGCTGACGTTCAAGCGCTCTGGCGCAAGTACGGCTGGACACCGCCCAGTGAGAAGATGACTCCCCCGCCGCCTGAGAAGTTTGAACCCTTAGTCGTCGTTAAAAGGAAATTCACAGCATGACCGGCTTCAAAAGTAAAAAAGAATCCGCACAGATGAAGCTCGACTTCGTGTGCCCAGGATGCTACACGTCAGCATGCCCCACTCCCGCAAAGTGTTACAACTCTGCGCACCGCAACGAGGTGCTTGAGGAGGTCGCACGGGAGATTGAGAAGATGGCGGTGTTCGGCAAAGACACTGTGGGTAGCTTTGCCTGCTACGTGAGGGACATGAAATCATGACCAACATTGAACTAGGCGCACTCGCCCACCGCGCAGGGTTCGGCGAGAAGATTGAGAACAGTATCCGCATTGAGGAGTTTGTCAAGCTCAAGAAGTTTGCTGACTTAGTAGCACAACGCGAGCGTGAAGCCAACGCAAAGGTCTGTGATGACCTTGGGCTTGAGTACGCCGCCGAAACAATCAGATTCAGGGTGAACGCATGACCGAATGCCAACATCGCTGGATACCTGTTGAAGGACAACCCATCTACAAATGCGCAAGGTGCAACACATTCATGAGGAGCATTAAATGAGCTACCTAATTGCCTCGCTGCCGCCGCTCAAATGCTTCGTGAAGCGTGAGTTCTTGTACAACGATCACAAAGGTCACAACGAGCTTGAACCTGCCGTGTGGGTCAGTCTCAAGGCGCTACGTGGTCAAGTGTTCCGCATTGAGTCGTTGCTGCCCGCCTACGGCGCTCTCTACGATAAGCTGCCCATACACGCCTACGTCTGGCACGCTGAAGCGGGCAACCTGCCGGTTGATACGCTTCAACTGTGGGACTGCATGAGCTACCGCTTTACCATACTTGAGAAGATCGGTCTGCGTAACCTCGGCGTAAAGTTTCTCGGTAAGGACAAGGAGTGGCACTTTGGGCGCTACCTGTTTACCGTGGACTTCTGTGCTGACGGCATGGAGCTGGACACGACGTTTACTGAACAAGCCGAGGAGCACAAGAGCTTCAACTGGATCGCCCTTGACAACGGACAGTTTGCGTGTCAACCGAACAACCGCTGCCTGTGGTACGACCAAAGCCTGATACCCGCCGAAACGAAGTTCCCCGACTTTCAAGCGGCGCAAAGATTATGGACTGTTGACGGCACACGGAAGTGGTCTGCCGGTGATGACTGGTTCTACGACATCAAAGAGAGAACCTGATGAGAAAAGTAATCGTTCGGTTTAATCGTTCGGGTAATCGTTCGAACGATAGCGCCGAACGAACGATTAGCTTTTTGCCTTGTCTGGATACGTTCGGAACGCCGGAGGAGAGGGACTGTCGTCCTCTCTCCGGAGCCGATCAGAAGGTTCACCGAACGTCTCAGGAGCCTAACGGAGTGAGGGTTTCGTATGTTCTGTGATGTGATCGTTCGGGTAATCGTTCGGAGTAATCGTTCGGGAATTTTCGGACTTTGTCGTTTTGTAGGCGAAAGTAATCGTTCGTTCGGTCCCTCTCTATATAGACGAACGACCGATCACTTTTCAACTTGTCTTTTTTGAATCAGGAAGGTATAATCTCAACCATGGCCACAACACCCACCACCCGCCCCACCGCCCGCAAGTACGACCGCCTGTTTGTCGCAGCGCAGGTCTGCGAGGAGCTGAAGCTCGGTCGCTCTCTTGATTCTATCTGCCGCGGAGCGGGCATGCCCTCTGTGGGTGCGTTTCTTGAGTGGATCGAAAAAGATGACCCCAAGGGCATAGCCGCCGACTACGCGCACGCGCGAGAGATCGGCTACGCTCTGCTCGCTGATGAGATCGTCGCGCTGAGCGACAAGACGCACGAGTGGGTGACGGTGCAGAAGCTCGACCCGCAGGGCGACCCGATGTTTGATGAGAAGGGCGAACCCCTGCTCAAGCAAATGCTGATGCCGCTCAACAGCGACGTTATCGCGCACAAGCGGGTTCAGATTGACACGCGCAAGTGGATGCTCAGCAAGATGCTACCGAAGGTCTACGGCGACAAGATCACGCAAGAGCACACCGGCTCAAACGGCGGTCCGATCGCACTCGCGGCGGTAGACCTGAAGAACCTCAGTGATGAGGAGCTTGAGAACATGAGTCGTCTGCTCGCTAAAGCCGGACAGAAATGAACGCACCACTGAACCCCGCCGTGATGCTTGACATGGTCAAGCGGGAGCAAGAGCGCAGAGCGGCGTCGGGTTCGCTGTACGAGTTCGTGAAGCAGTCGTGGCACGTAGTAGAACCAGGAATACCATTCATTGCGAGTTGGCACATTGAAGCGATCTGCGAGCACCTTGAAGCAGTGAGCGCCGGTGAGATACACCGCTTGCTCATCAACATCCCGCCGCGACATTCAAAGTCAACGATTGTCTCGGTGATGTGGCCAGCGTGGGAGTGGCTCACTGACCCTGCTCAGAAGTTCCTGTGCGCATCGTACTCCGGCAACCTGAGCACACGTGACAATTTGAAGACGCGACGACTGTTGCAGTCACCATGGTATCAAGAGCGGTGGGGGCATATGTTTGCGTTCGCCGGAGACCAGAACGCCAAGCAGCGCTTTGAGAACGACAAGACCGGCTACCGGCTCGCGACCTCGGTCGGTGGCACGGCGACGGGTGAAGGCGGCTCACGCTTGATACTTGACGACCCACACGGCGCTCAAGCCGCGCAGTCGGAGATTATGCGGGAGTCAGACCTTGAATGGTTTGACATGGTATGGTCAACGCGACTGAACAATCCGAAGACTGACGCAATGGTGACCGTCATGCAGCGACTGCACGAGCGCGACATCAGCGGACACATCCTTGAGGACATCAAGGGCTGGGAGCATATCTGCATTCCGGCAGAGTGGGACGGCAAGGTGCGCAAGACCTGCCTCGGCACGTACGACCCACGCAAGAAGAAGGGCGAGCTGATCTGCCCCGAGCGCTTCGGTGAGAAAGAGATCACCATGCTGAAGCAACTGCTGGGTACATACGGCACGGCAGGTCAGTTACAGCAAGACCCCACTCCGAGCGAGGGCGGTATCCTCAAGACCGCGCACTTCAACCTATGGCCAGCGTCATCAGGTCTGCCGCCGTTTGAGTACATACTGCAGTCATACGACTGCGCGTTCACTGAGAAGACAACCGGTGACCCCACGGCTTGCTCGGTCTGGGCGATGTTCACGCACAAGGGCGCACGCAATGCGATGCTGATTGATGCATGGGATGAACACCTGAGCTATCCAGACCTGCGAGCACGAGCCGTGAAAGACTGGACGACTGAATACGGCGGGATGACAAAGGACTCGCCATACTCCCGCGCTAAGCGCCCAGACCGTATCTTGGTGGAAGCAAAGGCGAGTGGGCAATCATTGCTGCAAGACTTGCGCTTGGCGAAAGTGCCAGCCGTGGGTTATAATCCAGGTCAGGCTGACAAGGTATCACGGGCGCACCAAGCCGCACCGACCTTAGAGCTGGGGCTGTTGTGGGTGCCGGAATCAAAGAAGAACCTCGGTCAACCGGTGAGCTGGGCAGCGTCTTTCCTCAAACAACTGGGCAAGTTCCCAGTAGCGGAGCATGATGATTATGTGGACACGTTTACGCAAGCTATCATTTATCTCAAGAATGATGGATGGTTTGAGTTACCTCAAGCAAAAGATATGGACGAGCCGCGAATCAAATCGCAACCAAGGGTAAACCCTTACGCCGCTTAAAGGAGTGCGAGGTATGGAACAGTTTGTTTGGAACGCGGTGCTGACTGTGTTCATGGCGTTGTTGGGGTGGGCTGTCCGCGCCAAAGACGCTGAGCTGACCGCTACAAAGGAAGAACTGTTGCGCGTGACGATACTGATCAACCGCACCCGTGAAGAGGTCGCTAAGGAGTATGTCACCAAGGGCGACCTGCACACGGACATCAACCGCGTGCTTGACCGGTTAGACCGGCTTGACAACAAGTTAGACGCATTCATCAAGGAGCACCGCAATGGCCTCTAAGAAACCGATCTGGGACAAGGCACGACCCAAGAGCCTCGGCGAGAGCAAGACGCTGTCACCAGCGGCTAAGTCCTCGGCGAAGGCGGCGGCAAAGAGCGCCGGACGCCCTTACCCCAACCTCGTTGACAACATGCGTGCGGCGAGGAAGAAATGACCAACCGCGTTGACAAGGACAGCTTACCGCTCAACCAGCCACGACGCACGCCTAGCCATCCTACCAAGTCACACATCGTGAAGACGAAGGTAGACGGCAAGGAGAAGATCATTCGCTTCGGTGAGCAGGGCGCGAGCACGGCGGGTAAGCCCAAGGAGGGCGAGTCCGACCGCATGAAGGCTAAGCGAGCCTCGTTCAAGTCACGTCACGCAAAGAACATTGCTAAGGGTCCGAGCAGCCCCGCGTATTGGGCAAACAAGGTCAAGTGGGCAGACGGAGGGTTTGTCAAGACGAACTACTACGACGGCGGTTCAATGCGCGCACAGCCGCAGAACGCCGCACTGGGTTCCATTGCCGACTTCCTGAAGCAGACATACTCACCCCGCCGCACGCAGCAGATGCAGGGGACGATGGAGTTCCTCGGTGTACCGGCGTTAGCTCGCACCGCAGAGCGCTTGAGCTATGGCCAGCCAATTACGAACATCAACAAGGCCAACGTCCCTATGCTGCCCGATGATACGGCAGAAGCGGCGATGTTGGTCGCACCGCCGTTGGCGAGCCTCGCAAAGCGCGTGGGCACCAACATGATCCAGACCGCGCCAGCCGTTGCCCGTGACATCGTTCAGAGCGCGACTTCACCTCTGCGGTCGTATGCCGTGAAGCCGAAGGGCGGTAACTGGGCTCCACCGCAGGGTTCAAGAGACAGTGTTACAATGGCGTTGTACCCGTTGAAGCGTCAGGGTCTACCCGACTTAACCGGTACGGGGGAGATACCCCTTGACCCTGCGCCAGCGGCGATCAACAAATGGCTTGACACTAAGCTCGAAAAGTATGTGCGGAACGAGATGGGGACTCCGGAAGACCCGATCCGTCTGGCGCACGAGGAGGGCTTCACGCACATGCCAGGAGACCAAGCTGAAGAGTTCGGCTCATGGTTGCCTGAGGACACCGCCAAGGCGCGACTCAAAGCCGGTTACCCTGAGGAAGGTTTCGCTGTGCGTAAGCACGCCGAGGCAGGTTATCCCGAGGCGATGGAAGCCAACACTCGCAAAGCCGAGCTGTGGGAGACGCTGGCAGACAACGAGATCACCCAGTCGCCTGCCGGAGCTTATCAAGAGCAGTTCCGTATGGCGCGTGATTTTCCTGACCTCGTAGGTAATCGGAAACCTGCACTGCAGATGGCAGAGCGCAACCCGTGGCTTGAGAAGCTCGACCGCAATACGCCGATTTATAAGATTGACAGCTCGTTACCGATGAGTGAGAACCTCGGGTTCAACCACATGGCGGATGAGATTCAGAACATGCTTGACCCCGAGTCAGGCTTGCCCGCCGCGTTGCGCTTGACACCTCAGCAGCTTGAGAAGACTACGGTCAGGCAGATGGTGGAGAAGGTTGACGCAGTCAACAAGTGGCGTGCCGAGGAGGCATCTAGGTCAGAGCTTGAAGGCATGATGGGTAACCTGAGCGCTAAGGCTCGTGTTGAGATCCCTGAGGCGCAACTGTCGTTCGTCAAAGAGCCAGGAATGAAGTGGGTTGACATTCCTGAGACTGTGAGCGACGAAGGCAAAAAACTCTGTACCACGATCGGTAAGCAGGGCGGCTGGTGTACGCAGGGTGAGGGACTCGCTAAGTCTTACGGCTCGGGTGACAACCGCCTCACGGCGTTGATCGATGCTGAGGGTCGCCCCCACGCGCAGGCAAAGATCACTACCACCAAAGCCGACGCCGCAGCTACGGACTTGGGCGACATGTTGAGCGAAGATGAAGCGATCGCTGATCAGCTGTTTATGAACGCGGGCACGCTGTTGAAGCAGCGCGGCTTTGACATGGTTGACGGTGAGCGCTTAGCCGCCGATGAGCTGGCTGAGCTGGTAGGCATGGGCGCTGAGAACAAACTGTCGGCAGAAGCTCAGAAACTGCTACCGGAGATCTGGGCAGAAGCTGAGGCGATGCTACCTAAACTCGCCCTACCCAAGCCCGACATCACCGAGCTAAAGCCTCCAGGCAACACCTTCAGCAGCGAACGCGCCCGTGAGTACGCCAAGCGCGACCCCGAGTATCAGGCAAAGGTCACCGAGTCGGTGCTGAAGTTTTTGAACTCCGGCGAGTGGGGTCATGTGAATGACCTCCATCAATACAACATCGTTGACTTGCGCAGCCCTGACAACGTCAAGCAAATGTTGAGCGACGTGTTGGACTATGACCTGCCGCATGAGCGTATGGACAAGTTCAACTACGCGGTCAACTTCAATCCTGACGCGCCGCGCTTTATGTCACGCGGTCAGTTCCGCGAGTTCATCGAGCCGAGCGCCGGTGAGACGAAAGGCTACGCCGAGGGCGGTCGCGTGCGTGCTGGTGAGGGCTTGCCTGACCCGACGCTAGGTAACCTGAGACTTTACTCAGAGACCGTAGCGCATGAGATGTTCCCCAGCCCCCGCGACAACGCCAAGCGCGACGCCGCACGTCACATGCTCGCGTCGGCGATCGCTGCGCAGAAGACCAATCCTACCGTTGCCGACTTGTTGGGCAAAGCGTACGAGTTCAAGGAAGCCCCTTTCCGCACCGCTGGGCACTGGATGGGTTTAGGTGAGCCGCGCTCTGACTACAAGACCGACGTACACAACAACGAACTCGGCATTCAACTCGGTAGGGATACCCGCTCGCTACAAGAGCTGTTGGACTCCGTAGAGCGTGAAGCTAAGCGCGGCACACCCGAGACGCAGAAGGGTCGCGCATCTTTGAAGCCTGACGTAGTCAAGTTTACGCGTTACGCCGAAGGTGGCTCAGTGTCATACGACCCGACTCGAATTGAAGAGATTATGAACAGCATCAATACCCCACGCGGCTACGCCGAAGGTGGTAGCGTGTCAGCGTACGACTCCGGTCGCGTAGATGCGATCGTTAACCAGTTTATGTGAGGTAAGCAATGGCTACTAAAAGATTAGAAGATGACATGCCTGAAGGCGAGACGGTCGAACTAGAGGACGTTGACAACGAGGTAGAAGACACCGAAGACGGCGGGGCAATCATCCGTGAGAAGAATGAAGTTGATCATGCGACTAAGCTCGCCCATTTTGCCAACATCGTCGACGAGGTCGATCAAGACCTGCTCAAGACCGCCATTAGCGACCTTGTAGAAAAGATCGGCAATGACAAAGAGGCGCGTGAGAAGCGCGACAAGCAGTACGAGGAGGGCTTGCGGCGTACGGGCTTAGGTGATGACGCACCAGGAGGCGCTCAGTTCACCGGCGCAAACAAGGTCGTTCATCCGATGCTTGTTGAAGCGTGCGTAGACTTTTCTGCCCGCTTCATGAAGGAGGTCTTCCCGCCCAATGGTCCCGTAAAGAGCAAGATCCTCGGCGAGAAAGACAAGTCCAAAGTTGAGAAGTCTCAGCGTAAAGCGGACTTCATGAACTGGCAGACGACTGAGCAGATGGTCGAGTTCCGTGGCGAACTTGAGCAGTTGAGCACGCAGCTCCCGCTCGGCGGCGGTCAGTACATGAAGTTCATGTGGAACCCGTTGCACCGTCGCCCCTGCGCTGAGTTCATCGCCATTGATGACATCTACCTGCCGTTTGCGGCGACCAACTTCTACACCGCCGAGCGTAAGACGCACGTGCAGTACATCACGAAGTTTGAGTACCAGCGCCGCGTCAAGTCAGGCATGTACATTGACGTTGACTTGGGTATGCCGGAAGATCCCGAGTTCAGCAAGTCCACTCAAGCTAACGACAAGATTGAGGGACGCAAAGACCTGAGCTACAACGAAGACGGGTTGCGTACGATCTTTGAAGTTTACACGTACCTTGACTTCGGGGATGGTCCGGAGCCTTACATTCTGAGTATTGACAAGACGACTAACCTCGGCTTGGGGCTGTATCGTAACTGGGAGCCTGATGATGCTCGTCAGCTTGAGCTAGATTGGATTGTAGAGTTCCCGTTTGTGCCTTGGCGTGGCGCGTACCCTATCGGTCTGACGCACATGATTGGCGGCTTGAGCGGTGCAGCCACCGGCGCACTCCGCGCCCTGCTTGACTCGGCTCACATTCAGAACGTCCCCACGCTGTTGAAGCTGAAGGGCGGTCCAGGAGGCCAGACGCTGAACGTCCAACCGACTGAGGTGGTTGAGATGGAAGGTGGGGCGCTCATCGATGACGTGCGCAAGCTGGCAATGCCGCTGCCGTTCAACGGTCCCAGCCCCACGCTGTTCTCGCTCCTCGGTTTCCTCGTAGACGCGGGCAAAGGTGTGGTGCAAACGTCCTTTGAGAAGCTGTCTGACCAGAACCCTAACCAGCCTGTAGGCACAACCATGGCGCTCATTGAGCAGGGTATGGTGGTGTTCAGCTCAATTCACAGCCGGTTGCATGGCTCGATGGCGCGTTGCTTCAAGATTTTGCACCGCATCAACAGCGCGTACCTGACTGTTGAGGACATTGAGGCACAATCGGCAGGTCTTGAGATTGATCCGTCTGACTTTGACGGTCCGATGGACATCATCCCTGTCAGCGACCCTGCAATTTTCAGCGAAACCCAGCGTTTTGCGCAAACTCAGGCAATTATGCAGCGTGCCACGGCTATGCCGCAGCTGTATGACGCACGCAAAGTAGAGGAAATGTTCCTCCGCAACATGAAAGTGCCTGAAAATGAGGTTTTGAACCCAAAACCAGGAAGCGAGGACATGGATCCGGTGAGCGAGAACGTCGCAGCCGCCATGGGACGCCCAATTTACGTGCTTCCGTCGCAAGATCACATGGCGCACCTGATGACGCACATCCCGTTCTTGAAGTCTCCGTTGTTCGGGTCAAACCCCGCCATTGCAAAGACGTTTTTGTACCCGATTGCGACGCATTTGCGTGACCACCTGCTCAATTACTACCTCGTCGAAGCGCACAACGCCGTTGACAAGGCGCAGCGTGAGGAGTTGATCCCTGAAGAAGCCGAAGATCAGGTCAAAGTCATCTTGGAAGTGCAGAAGTTCATCGAGAATCAACTCGGCAGCTTCGCTCAGGAGTTGGCACAGCTGGATCAAGCCGCTCAGCAGTTCAAGCCCCAGCCACCCATACCACCTGACCGAGCTATGGAAGTTGCACAGCTCAACGCACAAGTCCAAGGGCAAGCGCTACAGCAGCGTATGCAAGTTGATCAAGCTAAATTGCAAATCGAGCAGCAGAAGATGCAGTCGCAGCAACAGCTTGAAGCGTCTAAACTGGCGGCTGATCAGCAAGCTAACTTTGAGAAGCTGCAAGCCGAGCAGATGAAACAAGAAGCCGAAAACCAGCGCACCGCCGCCGACCTTGAGACTCGCGAGCGCATGAACACGGCTGACAACGATACTGCGAAACTTCTAGCCGCTGCCGAAATGGCGACGGGCGAGAGAGTCGCGTATAGCACCGGAACCGGAATTAACCCTAACCCTTGAGGAGAACATTATGAGCGACAAACCCACTCCTGGCACAGTCCCTATGACTGGCGCGTTTGTGAAACAGAAACACCGCCTAGCGGCGGGCGAGAAGCTGAACGGACAAACCCTGCCCGCTGCGCCTTCTACGCCTAAGACTCCTGCATGAACATTGAGTCTCAACTTCTGAATCGTCTGAAGGCAGAACAGCAGTCCTTTGCTGTTGACGCCTTGAGACGACCCCAGACG